CTAGGGTGTGGACACATTGTGGACACTCTGACCACCATTAGCACCTTTCAACGGATTAAGCGAAATCGCGTCCTGCAGGTATTGAGGAGCGAAGTGCGCATAGACCATTGTCTGCGCAATTTTCGTATGACCTAAGATCCTCTGCAGTGTGATGATGTTGCCCCCGTTAATCATAAAGTGCGTGGCGAAAGAGTGTCGTAGAGCATGTGTTGCTTGCCCCGCCGGTAAGTCGGGCTTAACTTCTTTGAGGATTCGCCTGAATTCAGCATAACTGGCCTCAGGAAACAGAAAGCCTCGTGCTTTGCCGACTACGTAAGCCGCAACGTCATCAGAGATCGGGACCGTGCGCGGTGTGTTGGTTTTCGTCTTAACGAAAGACACCCGGTTATGAATCACATTCTCCGCCTTCAATCGCGCAGCTTCTCCCCATCTTGCCCCGGTACTCAAACACAAAACCGCAATTTTACGATTATCACCTGAGAGCGCAGCAAGTAAGGCGTCAATTTCCTCAAGAGTGAGATAGCCCGTTTCGGCTGTCTGCTCTTTCAGTTTTTTGAATCCTCTGAATGGATGCTCACCGTTATACAGTTCTGACTCAATCAGGGTTGTGAACATCCCACCTAGCGTGATCAGGTCGCGGTTGATGGTAGTTGGCTTAATACCTTCCCCCCGGCGTTGAGCACAATATTGCGTTATCAGGCTCTTGGTGATCTGGAAAGCACACGGATTTCCGGTCATCGTTTCGAAACGCTCAATTTTCCTGAGATACGATTGACCGTGCTCCTCATGTTTACCTTTCAGCTTCCACCATAACTCTTTCAGTTCCGACAATTGGCGTTTGTCCGTTGGTTTTGAAAGCCATTCCTTTGAGTGATGGTTATATTGAGTATGCTTTTCAAAAGCCATCGCCTCGCTTTTCTTGTCGAACTTCCGACGGATGCGTTTTCCGTTACGCCCGGTCGGTCTAATGTCCACTTCATATCGACCATCATCGAGCTTTTTAACAGACATAAAGCCTCCCGATGATGTTACTGCGTACTTCAATTTCCTGATTTAAATAGCAAAAACTCACTGTGCATTTTCTGCACAAATAAGCCCCGTAGATGGTTAGCCAGTTTTCTGGTCTGAGTGGGGTGACGTTGTTGTCTGCTGCCCAAAGTGCGCGAGAGCCGGTGCAATCTGCCCAGCTTCAGGTGCTATTTGGTCAGTCATAAACCATAAGGTGTACTTGGTGAAACGAGGATGTTGAAGGATTCTCATTATGGGCTCGACACCCGGTTTTTTATCTCCAGCTTCGTATCCACAAAATGAACCATATGCTATTCCGGTTAACTCACTGATTTCCTTTCTATTTAATCGTTCTGACTCCCTGATGAGTTTGATTTTTTCATTTATCGGGGTTGACATGAATCCTCCATACGATGATTATTCCCTTATAAGGAAATAAATTCCTTTTTAGGGGTTTTGGCTATAGGCAATTAAAGCCCTTTGTGAGCAATTAAATGCACTAAAGGAGAATCGTAACAGATGAACAACCAGCTTGTAAGTAGCACGGATGCGGTCCCGTATCAGGAGTTTGCCCGTCTTATTGGAAAAACTCCTGCAGCGGTTAAAGGGATGATTGAGAAGGGCAAGTTACCTGTTGTTGAGATGACCGATCCGCAGTCGACGAGTGGGCGTGCAGGGGAATATTGGGTTTATCTTCCAGCGTGGAATAAGGGCATGAAGATGGCCTATGACAGCCGCCCGAAGGAAATTAGAGACGGTTGGCTGATGTGGCTCGGATTAGGGGAGCCAGTATGAAGAATGAACCTCGTTGTATTGCACAGTTGCTTCGAAGAGAAAGCCCTCATCCGATCAACTTCACTATCACTCACGGTCGCGGACGCAAGGGCATCATCATCCGAACCCGTAGGACGGGTGTTATCGAGAAGCTTCGTAGCTTAGTCAAAAAGAGAGGACTGTGGTTATGACGGTAATGACACTTGATGTGATCCAGAAGCAACCAACAGCACTTCGCGGTTTAGTCTGCAAGTATCTGGCTCAGCCTCGCTGGCAGGACACTTGCGATTTTTACAATCAGATGATGGAGCGGGAGCGTCTTACGGTTTGTTTCCACGCTCAATTAAAACAGCGGCACTCTGTCATGCGTTTAGAGGAAATGACCGAAGCTGATCGTGAGCGTCTTGTTTGTGCGCTTGATGAATTGAGAACTGCATTTTCCCGGCACCGCCAACTTGGCGCGTCAAAAGCAACTTTCATCAGCCGCCTGACAGTTAGTCAAAGGCGCTCACTGTATCTTCATGCGGGACTGACAGAGCAGGAATTTATGATGCCGCACTGGCGTTTGAATGAAGAGGACTGTTACTGGCGTGACAAACTTTTCCGCGCTCTGCGCGAGCTGTTCAGCCTTTTTGAGTACGCCCCAACTATTTTAGCCTCGGTAAAACCTGAGCAGTATTTACATTAATTAATCTGGATTCGACTAATTACGCGCCTTACAGCGTGGGGACTCCTTTTGCCCGGAGATAGGCAAATGCAAGAACAAAATACAGCGCAGCGGGGGATGTGTTCGGCACATCTGGCGCAGGCAGTAAGCGAGGCACAGCGCGACTTGGCGACCCGTTACTCTTCTCAGTTTGATGGGCTTATCGCGTACATCAGTAAGTCAGAACTTAATCGCACCGAGATTATCGAGTTATTAGGCCAGGAGTCGGAAAAGTTACACAACTCAATTTTCGGTAGAGCTGGTTAACCTCTGTTAACAGGAAGCAAAAATGAGCATACACATCGAGATTAATAACCAATACGTCATCACCAGTGACCGCTATCAATTCATTTTGCAGGAAAAAAAGACCGCTACATCCGGGAAGAATGAAGGTAAGGAATGGTTGGACGTTGTGGGTTACTACCCAACTATCCCTAAGCTTATCTCAGGCTTGGTTTTGCATGATCTTTTGACCAGCGATCTTACCGGCTTCTCAGCTTTGGAAGCTCGGATTGAACGCATGGGGAAGCAATGTCTGGACGCTTTTAAATAATATGTCCAACGAAACTCGGGGGCGTGTTGCCCCCTCGCCACCACCACCATTTTTGAAGGGCACCAGTGATTCATTCGTTGGTGCTTACCCATGGAATGCTCCACGTCCTGCAATTGGCCGTGATAGACCCCTTACACGTGGCGAATTCCGTCAGGTGCAAGGCGTTTTAGTTAAAGTTAATCGCCTGCCATATGTCTTAAAAACGTTGTTTAACTCGCGGTACGACTTCATCCGTCGTACAAAAAGCCCACTTCATGGTTTCTATTTCCTCAAGAATACCGTTGAGCAAAGGGTGGGGCCGCGTCTTGAGCGGGTTAATCAGTTAAATGGAATGAACGAGACTGCATCGCTTCTCTTTCTGAGCGAGCGCGAAAGCTATTCACGATTAGCGGGTATGAGTGACAAAGCGCTCAAAAAATTTGCTGCTCGTATTGCTTCGCAGCTCTATGTTGCTTATGAGGAACTTAGCGACGCATGGGCAGATGCTCATGGCGGTAAAGAAACCCTTTTCACCGATGAAGCGCAGGCGCACTTATATGGTCACGTTGCCGGTGCAGCTCGTGCATTCAACATTACCCCAATGTTCTGGAAGAAATACCGCAAAGGGCAAATCACGATCCGCCAGGCATTTTCCGCCATCTCTCGTCTGATTAACGATGAATGGTGGATTAACCAGTTAAAGGCGCAGCGTATGCGCTGGCACGAGGCTTTGCTGATTGCCGCCGGTGAGGTGAATAAAGACCGCTCGCCATACGCCAGCAAAACGGCGATCCGTGATGTACATTCCCGCCGTCAGGCTAATTTCGAATATTTGAAGTCGTGTGACTTGGAAAACAAAGTCACCGGTGAGCGCATCGATCTCATCAGCAAAGTCATGGGAAGTATTTCAAACCCCGAAATCCGTCGTATGGAACTGATGAATACTATCGCAGGGATTGAACGCTATGCGGCCGGTCAGGGTGACGTCGGGATGTTTATCACTATCACCACACCGTCGAAGTATCACCCGACACGTCAGGTTGGAAAGGGCGACAAAAAGACGGTGCAGCTTAACCACGGATGGAATGACACTGCCTTTACGCCCAAGGATGGACAGCGGTATTTGTGCCGTATCTGGAGCCTGATGCGTACAGCTTTTAAGGATAACGGTCTGCAGGTCTATGGGATGCGTGTTGTTGAGCCGCATCATGACGGGACTCCGCACTGGCATATGATGCTTTTTTGCAAACCAGAGCAACGCAAACAGGTCACCGATATCATGCGCCGTTATGCCTTAAAAGAAGATGGCGATGAAAAAGGCGCTGAAGCACAGCGCTTTGAAGCTAAGCACCTCAATCAAGGTGGCGCAGCCGGTTACATTGCAAAATACATCGCGAAGAATATCGATGGTTACGCGCTCGATGGTCAGGTCGATCACGACACCGGCAAAACTCTAACCGATACCGCAGCAGCTGTAACCGCATGGGCGTCAACATGGCGTATCCCGCAATTCAAATCAATTGGTCTGCCGACGATGGGCGCATACCGCGAACTGCGCAAACTGCCTCGCGGGGTAAGTATTGCTGATGAATTCGATGAGCGTGTCGAGGCGGCCAGAGCTGCAGCTGATGAAGGTGAATTTGACCGGTATATCGCAGCGCAGGGTGGGGCGAATGTTCTACGCGATAGCCAGACCGTCCGTGTGGCTCGTAACGTGACTGATGAGGTCAACGCCTACGAAGAGGATATAGAGAGAGTTGTGGGCATCTACGCCCCGCACTTGGGCTCTGAGCTGGTACGTGTTACCCGGACAGCCGAATGGCGCATTGTTCCAAAGCTTTTGGCCGTTGAGCCTTTGACTTTAAAAAGCGGCATTGCCGCGCCTCGGAGTCCTGTCAATAACTGTGGAAAGTTCACCGGCGGTGGTTATCCAGTAATGACCTCTGCGCCATCTGATCAAGGCGCAACGGTGTTAAATACCAATAATTTTGAAGGTATACCAGTAACCCCCAAACGTCATAAATGGGAAAGAAGAGTCTGAACAGGATGCTAGTAGGATGATTGTAAGTGAAAAAGATTAAGGTCGACAAAATCGCATTGATTAGAGCTGTTGGAACGAAGATCAGTTTTAAGTGATGGTTCAATTTGGTCAAATGTTGTCACCTTTAGTTAGCTCTAATGTCCTGCTATCACCATGAAAAATGGTTTAGATGTTCATTGTGATTTTTTATTAATATCAATTACTTGTGGTGTTTTTGATTGGGTTGTGGTTGATTGGAAACGCAACGAGGACTTTAGCAAGATGCACAACTAATGGTAGAATGAACGATCATTAGTTGAATCTTTAGCATGGTTATCTGAATATGAATGTAGTTGATTTATTCTCTGGCGTTGGCGGTTTAAGTTTAGGGGCAGCGCGTGCAGGCTTTGACTTGTCTGGAGCTGTTGAGATAGATAAACATGCTATTTTTTCACATGAGTTAAATTTTCCCAAATCAACACATTTACAACGTGATGTTAGCTCGCTTACGGCAAATGATATTTTGTCGGCATGTGGCGTAACCAACATCGATTGTGTTGTAGGCGGTCCACCTTGCCAAGGTTTCAGTACTATGGGAAAAGGGAACGCTGATGATGTAAGAAATGAATTGTATATACATTTTTTTAGATTAGTAAGCGAACTTTCACCAATGTGTTTTTTGGCTGAAAATGTTCCAGGAATCATGAATGAAAAATACAATGGTGTAAGAGAAGAAGCCTTTTCCTTAGTTAATAATGACTACTGTTTGTTACATCCAATTAAAGTTAATGCATCAAACTACGGTGCCCCAACAACGAGAACTCGTATCTTTTTCATAGGTTTCAGAAAAGATTTAGTTCATCAATTAAAAGAGTCTGATTTCTTTCCGAAAAAAATAATGGAGCCGACTCTTGTCAAAGACGCACTTTATGGGCTTCCATCCACTATTGAAAAAGAATGGCAGACTGAGGAGCAGGGTTGGCGTTCTGTTAAAATGGATAGAAATGGTTACTATTATGAAAGGCTCTGGGGAAATATCCCAAAGAATGTAGGTGATGTTGAGTCGATTGACAATCTAAAAAAAGGGTTAGTTTCTGGATTTCTTGGTACAGTTCACAATGATGAAATAATTAAGAGATATGGCCAACTTTCATTTGGTGAAACTGATAAAATTTCGAGATCGCAGCGCCTCAATCCCGATGGCTTTTGCCCAACCTTAAGAGCAGGTACAGGAAGCGACAAAGGTAGTTATCAAGCGGTGAGACCGATTCACCCGACAGATTCTAGAGTGATAACTCCCCGTGAAGCTGCGCGGCTGCAAGGATTTCCTGATTGGTTCCGGTTCCATCCAACAAAATGGCATAGTTTTAGACAGATAGGCAATAGCGTTAGTCCCATTGTCGCTGAGGCTATGCTATTGCCTTTATATGATTATTGTGTGAAGGTTAAAAATGAACCTTTGAATACCATGGAACGACCTTATAGTATTCGATAAAGTTACTAAGATCTGTATTGGCTCCAGAGGAATTGGAGCCAATGTAAAAACCTAAGTCTTCATGAATATTATCGACAGATGCTTCAGGCAATAGAGATTCAATGTGAATTCTCTCTTTTAAGGACATAACAGGTACGTTTATATTTTTAGGCTCTCGCCATTCCCCGTCATAAAATGGCCAGTTTCTAATCCTTGAAGAGTCTATGAATTTAGCCTCTTCTTCATCCGAATTATCAAGAACAATGGCTGTTAAAGTCACCATTTGTTGACCATCTTTATAAACGAAAGATGTTAAAGGATGGATTCTAATATCATTCCTACCCTTCAAACCATGCTCAATAGCTCGTTTCAATGCATTGACAAGTAAATATGGGTATTTTTTGAATCCAACATCTTCCTCTTTAGCATTGGTTGGTAAAAAGTTATCAGTCAAAATCTCACTTATCTTGGCATATCTGTATGGTCGAGGGTCACGCTCATTTGGGTCTCTTCCAAGACCTTCCGGATTAGCATTCAAAGTGATCTTAAAAATATCCTTTGGCTTTAGCTTAGTGATTAAGTTAACAGTCTCATTTAGCTGTGAGTTCAACCCTGAAGGCATCGCATAATCTAACCAGATTATTGTTTTATCGTCAAAATTATAACGATTAATAAAATCACCACTCATTTCTGGTGTGATGCCTAAATTTATACAAGAAAGAGGTTTATTAAAATGTTGTCTACGATGTACATTTTCATCCCCTTCGATTGAAATCATATTATTGACTTTCAATAAGTTATGAACTTGTTTGAAATCTTCGAGGAATGGACCACCGAATCCAATATAAACATATTCGGATATATTTGTATAGTTATTAAGCCTTCTTAAGGATTCCATGAAAAGATTCCTTTCAATAGCTTTGTTTTGCCTTAAGTGGTATGGAATGCTTCCGCCAGTACTCATTGTTTAGCCTTTTTCAAAAATTCATCGAAACAAAACTGGCCAACTTCAGTTGGTGGCTGAGTGGCATCGTCAAAAATTAGCTCTGAGACTAATTTTATCTCGCTATGTCTACGGCTAAATTTTATTTGGCGTAAAGGGTCTGTATCACGAGGTAGTGGCAATCTTGGTTTAAATACTTGGCCTCCGATTGAGCGTCGAACTGTAGACCATTTCTCTTGTGGTATTGATTTTGTAAAATCAGTCTCAGTGGTTGAAACCATATTGGTAGCGGTGCTAACGATTTGTCTTCTCTCGTCTGCGTTACTTTTCCATTTATTCGTAAAGTCGGTGAAGAATTTTAGGCCTTCTCTCATGAAATCCTTGGTCGAAAGGTATAGCTCGGAGTTACCATCAACACCTCTTTTAGTTGTTGTAATAGGTAAGCGTTCTGCATTCGATGATGTGAATATGACAACTCCGGCGATGCCAATGAACTGCGTATGATATTGAGGAAGACCAGCTTCACCCCAGCCAGTTAGTTTCGATTTATCTGCATGTAATACTACGCGGTCATTACATATAATTGTCCAACCGGCTTTCTCAGTGGTGGAACGTCCAGATAAAAGATTTTCCTCCTCTTCTTCACTTGGCAAGTTGCGGTAAAATCCAACAGCGACTTTTATTGAAACGCCGTTTGACTCATTTTTATATACGTAAGGTGCAATGCCGTCAGTATTATCTTTAATCGAGGATTCATCAAAAATCAAATTAGTACTATTAGGCTTAACAACTGTCCCGTTTATTACTACTTCAAAACCTTTTTTTATTATTAGGCTATAGTGATTCGCGATAATATTGATTAGGTCAGCTTCGAAACCACGATCCTTTGTTAGTGAAGCCTTGATGTCTTTTCTCAAATTAATGATATTGATGCTTACACCTGTTTCTTTCAGGTCGACATTGCTTCTCTCTAATTCTAACGCCCAGTCGTCATCGTTTTCCATCCATTCAGGGGATATATTAACACTGAATTGTTCATTGTCAGTTTTACTTAATATTCTAGCGGACGTCCCCATCTTGAAAATTGCACGCTTCATGCCTATCCCATATACCCCGATCGTTGGCAATTCTTCTGCCTCTCTCTCTGAAGGTCTTCCAAGCCTAAAGGCATAATTCTCGGCAAGTTTTCCTGGTATGCCGCCACAGTTATCGGTTATCTTAAAACCGTTTTCGTCAAATTCAATATGAGCATGGTATCCTTTGTAAACATCTGATTTTCCGAATGTTTGCTCGGGGGTGAAGTTGTTTTTTCTTAACACTCCATCTAGACAGTTATCAAGTAGATCCAAAATTGAGTCAGCCAGCTCAATATCTCGGGTTAGCATTTCTACAAAAAAACGTTTGGCTGGAAAAGCTTTGATTTTAACGTTTGGCGATGCCATAAATTTTCCTTTTTTAGCAACTTCTAGAAGTAATAACAGGGACGTGCAGGACTACAAATTTTTTGTTGATGATCACGTAAAAACTTAGCAAGTGTGCATCAAAATGCATGCAAAAAAAAGCAAATAGCTCACAATGTTAGACCACATAATTGGTAGCATACCTACTCTGTTGCATTGCATGAAAAAACTGTTATCAAGCGGGCAGGCGAGGCGGGGATAGCACTGCGCGCCAGACGGAGTGACAGGATTTATTTTGCGCGTCTGTGCGCGTGGTGGCGGCGCGCTGAGCGATGAGGTCGAATCTCAGGCGGTGGCGGGGTTGCGTCGCGTGTGCGGCGTCTGACTTGCTCTGAGGGGGTGCCGCCCGGAGGCGGCATTTTGGGCGGGTTTAGTCGGTCTCGATGCTGTAATCCTTAAAGCGGATCACCTCCATTCCTAACCAATCATTAATCTCTTTAAACCGCTCCTGCAGCGGCGTCAGCTCGTTACGCACAAACACCCGCGCCACCTTCTCAATATCGCCCATTGAGCCGATATTCTCGGGCTTGCCGCCCATGAGCTGGAACGGTACGCGGTGCGCATCGAGCAGGTCGGCGGCGCTCACCTTCTTGATGTTAAAAAAATCATCCTTTGTTGCGACTTCACTCAGCGGCACGATCTTGATGCCATCCGGTTTCCCATTCGGGGCATAGAAAAACAGGTTTTTGAAATTCCCGAGCCCTTTCGAATCCCTCATCGCGGAGCGCAGCGACTCAACGTCAGTGCTGCTCTGCGCCGCGTCGGTGACGTACATGATGTAACCCGCGTGCGCGCCGTTCTGGTAATACTTGCGACGAAACAGCGTGGCGGATTCATTCAGCCAGGCTGAATTTAGCGCGCTAAGGTATTCCGGCATCCCGTAGAGCTCCTGATTGATGTCAGGCTCCAGCAAATGGCACACCGAGCCGGGCGCGAACTGGTGCGGGTGAGTGAAGTCCGACACGTACCAGTAAACGCCATCCTCGACGCCACGGCGGGTATATTTGGCCGGGGAGGTTTCCAGTTTAAAAAGCTGGCCGGTGACGCTCATGCGCTTTTCAAGATAGCCGTTTGCAAAGACCAGATAATCGAGCACAAGGCGGCTGAAATCCTGACGTGACAGCAACGGATGCGGGATGTAGGTACTCGTCAGAATGTTGCGCTTCACGTAAATCGGGGAGCTGTGGTGAACGGCGGCGCGCAGGCTTTTCGCCAGCCCGGAGAAGTTGACCGGCGGCTCGTACCATTTGCCATTATTGATGCACTCGACATAGTCGAGGATATCGCGGCGATCCAGAACAGGTGACGGCTCGCCAAAGGTGAACGCCTCCATTTTCTGCGGTGCGCTGGCGGTCATGTTGGTCTGTTTTGGCTGTTTATTTTGGCGTTTTTTCATCTTAGTTAATGTCCAGAATGGAGGTGGAGTGCATCCCGCTACCGGCGGAAAGCGGCTCGTTTAACAGGGCGTGCATTGTCGCCCACGCGATATCCGCGTGGCTGGCTTCCTCACTGCGGCTGGCTTCATAGGTGGCACTGCGACCGCTGCTGGTCATGGTTTTGCGGATAGCCATAAATGACTGAGTGATGTCGGTCGCACCGGCGTCATATTCCAGACACCCGCGCCTGATGGTGTCTTTTGCTTTCAGCACCATCGCCGTTTTCATTTCCGGCGTGTAGCGGATGGCGCGAGCCGCCGGGAAGAATGAGCGCACGAGCTGGTAAACACCCTGGCCGATGCCGGTCGCATCGATACCGATATAGTCGACGGTGAATTTTTCGGTCAGCGCCCGGATGGCCTCGGCCTGTGCGGCAAAATCCATGCCTTTCCACTGATGACGCTCAAGAATGCGGAACTTGCCACCGGCAACCAGCGGAGGAGCCAGTACCGCACAGCCTGCGCTGTCGCCTGTGTGTGACGGGTCATAACCAATCCATACCGGACGCCAGTTAAACGGACGGTCGGCAAAGGGTTCGAAGTCCTCCCATTCCTCCATCGCATCGACCATGCAGTGCTGCAGTTCCTCGAACGGAAATACCGACGCTTTATCGTCGACGAACTCGCACATGAACAGGTTACGGAAGTCATCCGCGCTGTTTTCCTGCTTAAGCTGGTCGAGGTTAAACAGGGTGCAGCCACCGGCGAGCGCGTCCTCAATGGTGACAATCTGCCGCCACTGGCCGTCCCCGCATAACATGCCACCGGCAAGCGCCTGATGACTGATATCGATGTCGACACGTTCGTCGCGGTTACTGCGCCCACGGTTAAACAGCTCGCCTGACCAGAACGGGTAGGCACCGTGCGCCAGCGTGGACGGCGTCGAAAAATAGGTGGTGCGCAGGTGCGACTGCGAGGCCATGCCCGACGCGACTTTGCGCAGCTTCTGGAAATTGGGGATCCAGAAAATTTCATCAACATACAGGTCGCCGTTGTGGCTCTGCGCGGTGTTGGAATTGGTACCGAGGAAAATCAGCTCTGCGCCGTTGTTGCCGATGACAATCGGGTCGCCTGACAGGTCGACATCGACCAGACGCGCAAAGGCGATAATGTACTTACGGAACACGTAAGCCTGCGTTTTACTGGCCGATAAAAATATCTGGTTTTGCCCGGTTTTAAGGGCGCGCAGGAGCGACTCGCGCGCAAAGTAGAACGTCGCGCCAATCTGGCGGGATTTCAGGATGTGGCGGATGCGGTGCTCTAATCCCGCTTTATGCCAGCGGAGCTGATAGTCAAACGACTGGTCGAAGAAAATCTCTTCCAGCTTTTCAATCGCTTCATCACTGAAGAAATTGCGTTTCGGCTTTTTGCGATCCCCTTTATTACGGCTGGCGATATTGGGGTTTAAATCCACCTCGTTTCCGGTCTGGCCGTAGCGGTTAATGCGCGCGAGCCGCTCCATCTGGCGCGACAAAAAATCCGCGACTTTGAAGTCATGCGCGGTCAGGTCTGGCTTAGCGTAGAGCTGGATAAGCCGCGCCTCTAATGTCGATTCCACGCGGTTAATCGGCGCGGTTTCTTCCCATCCATCCCGCTGTTTCCAGCTCTGCACGGTCGGGCGCTTGAGCTGCAGCATGTCGCAGATTTGCGGTACGGCGAACCCCTGCCAGTACAACAGCCGCGCATGTCGTCGCGGGTCATTTAACAGAGAAAGATCAGTTGAAAAGGTCATGCTTGCCTCGTTTTTGGTGTGACGTGGCAAGGCTAAGGAAATAGGGGAGTATTCGCGCTAAGTGCCTGTTGTGTCAGATCTAATCAGATCGTAAGCGGTGGCTGATACGGGTCAGAGTCGGGAAACTAACCCCGACCCGAAAACCCAACATCAGGACACCTGAACAATGGCAAAGAAAGTTTCTAAATGGTTTCGCATCGGCGTCGAGGGTGACACCTGCGACGGCCGCGTCATCAGCGGCGATGATATTCAGGATATGGCCGACACGTTCGACCCGCGCGTCTACGGCTGCCGCATTAACCTCGAACATATCCGGGGGTTGATGCCTGACAGCCAGTTTAAACGTTATGGCGATGTGACCGAGCTTAAGGCGGAGATTATCAGCGATGGCTCTGCGCTCGATGGCAAAAAAGCGCTGTTTGGCAAAATTCAGCCGCTCGACGAGCTGGTCAGCATGGTGAAAGCCGGTCAGAAGGTTTACACCTCGATGGAGATCCGCCCGAACTTTGCCAACAGCGGCAAATGTTACCTCGTTGGCCTTGCCGTTACCGATGACCCAGCAAGCCTCGGCACGGAATACCTCGAATTCTGCAGCCGCGCCACGCAGAACCCGCTCGCCGGTAAAAAAGACCAGCCGGACGACGTTTTTTCTGTCGCCTCACTGGCTGAACTGGAATTTGAGGACGTTCCCGACACCATGCTCAACAGCCTGACCGACAAGGTTAAGGCCATCTTCAGCCGCAAACAGGCCAGCGATGATGCACGTCTCGCCGATGTGCATGAGGCTGTCACCACTGTCACCGAGCTGGTGCAAACCAACCTCACCGCCACCGACCAGCGCATCACCGAGCTGGAGACCGCTTTTGCGCAGCTTAAGCAGGACGTGACCAGCAAAGTCGATGAAAACGCGCAGGCGTTTACCTCACTGAAAAGCTCCCTCGACTGCACCGAAAGCCAGTGCCAGCCGCGCCGCGAGCTTTCAAAAGGCGGTACCGGCGACGAGCTGCTGACCAACTGCTGATAACCCGCCGGGCGTGCAGCCCGGCCTGATACCTATTACCCGAACAGGAATAACCATGCGTAAAGATACCCGCTTCAAATTCAATGCCTACCTGTCCCGCGTTGCGGAGCTGAACGGCGTTTCCACCGATGACGTGGCGAAGAAATTCACCGTCGAGCCGTCGGTCACGCAAACTCTAATGACCACGCTGCAGATGTCATCCGCGTTTCTGACCAAAATCAACATCGTGCCGGTCGATGAGCTGAAAGGCGAAAAGGTCGGGGTGGGCGTTAACGGTACGATTGCCAGCACTGCCGACACTGCCGGTGATGATGAACGTAAGACCGCTGATTTCACCGCGCTGGAATCCAATAAATACGAGTGCGCGCAGATTAACTTTGACTTCCATATCCGCTACAAACAGCTCGACCTGTGGGCGCGATTCCAGGACTTCCAGACCCGTATTCGTGACGCGATTATCAAGCGCCAGTCGCTCGATTTCATCATGGCCGGTTTCAACGGCATCGAGCGTGCGGCGACGTCCGACCGTAAAAAAAATCCACTGCTTCAGGATGTAGCCGTTGGTTGGCTGCAGAAGTACCGCAATGAAGCGCCAGCGCGCGTGATGTCAAAAATCACCGACGAGGAAGGGGCAGTGATTTCTGAAGTGATCCGCGTAGGTAAAAACGGCGATTATGCGAACCTTGACGCGCTGGTTATGGATGCCACCGGCAATCTGATTGACGAGATTTATCAGGATGACCCGGAGCTGGTTGTCATCACCGGGCGTAAGCTGATGGCGGATAAATATTTCCCTATCGTTAATCAGGAGCAGGCAAACACCGAGTCACTGGCCGCTGACATCATCATCAGCCAGAAGCGCATCGGCAACCTGCCAGCCGTGCGCGTGCCGTACTTCCCGGCAAATGCCCTGATGGTGACGCGTCTCGACAACCTGTCGATTTACTTCATGGATGACGCACACCGCCGCGCCATCATCGAAGAACCGAAGAAAGACCGCGTCGAAAACTACGAGTCAATGAATATCGACTACGTGGTCGAGGCTTACGCCGCCGGGTGCCTGATTGAAAACATCACGTTCGGTGACTTCACCGCACCTGCAGCACCGGAAAGCGGAGAGTAAGCCATGACGAGTCCCGCAGCGCGTCACATGATGCGGGTCTCGGCCTCTGAAACTGCGCAGCGGGCTGCTGTCCCGCTGCGCAATGCAACTGCCTATGAGCAGATGCTCGTTAAGCTGGCCGCAGACAACCGCACGCTAAAACAAATCAGTTCAAAAGAGCGAAAAGCCGCGAAAAAACGCGAGCTGCTGCCGTTCTATCTGCCGTGGGTAGCTGGCGTTCTCGAAAGTGGTAGAGGGGCGCAGGATGACATCGTCATGACGGTCATGCTGTGGCGTCTCGATGCTGACGATATCGCCGGGGCGCTGGATATTGCCCGTTACGCCATGACCTACGGCCTCACCATGCCGGTCGGCCGCCGTCCGACGCCGTGCCTGCTGGCCGAAGAGGTTACGCTCGCCGCGCAGCGCCTGCTCGCTGCAAAACAGCCGGTCAATCTGGCGAACCTGCTCGACACCCTCGCGCTGACTGAGCGTGCGGATATGCCCGATATCGTGCGCGCGAAGTTGCACAAAATCACCGGCTACGTGCTGCGTGATGCGGAGCAACTGCCGGAGGCGCTGGCGCACCTGCAGCGTGTGATCCAGTTAGAGAGCTCCATCGGCGTTCGAAAAGACATCGAACAGTTAGAGCGTCAGCTCAGGCCAAAACCCGAACCGGCACCGAAAACCCAAAAGACTAAACCGCGCACGCGCAAACCTGCCGCTAAACCGGCGGCACGGCGCGGGCGTCCACCAAAGGCGGCAAAAGCCGCAGGTTAACCGAGCGCTCCCCGAGCCGGGCGGCACGCCGGTCAATGCGGGTATTTATTGCCCTGACTGCGACCGGCGTCCACCGCCCACCCATTACCCGAGGTTGTCATGACGACGCTGATTATTGAGCCAAAAAAAGAGCCGCAGGATGTGCCGGGCGTGGTGATACCGCCACCGGGCGTGAGCGAGCCGGTAATCAAAAACACCCCGTTTTTTCCTGACGTTGATCCAAAGCGCGTGCGGGAAGAAATGCGACTGGAGCAGACCGTTTCCCCCGTTCGCCTGCGCCGGGCGATTAAGACCGCCATTGCGGAGACTAACGCGGAGCTGAGCGACTGGCGCGAAATTCAGCTCGATGCCGGTTACGCCACGCTGGCGGATGTACCGACCGACAAGCTCGACGGCGAGAGCGTGCGCGTTTTCCACTACTTCAACGCCGTGTGTTCGATGACGACGGCCACGCTTTATGAACGTTTTCGCGGCGTGGATGCGACCGCCAAAGGCGACAAAAAGGCCGACAGCATCGACAGCACTATCGATGAAATGTGGCGGGATATGCGCTGGTCTGTCGCGCGCATCCAGGACAAAGCGCGCTGCATCGTGGGGCAAATCTGATGAAAGCGTACGCGCTGCAGGGCGACACCCTCGACGCGATTTGCGCCCGGTACTACGGGCGCACTGAGGGCGTGGTCGAAACCGTCTTAGAGGCTAATCCCGGCCTGTCTGAGCTCGGCGTTATCCTGCCGCACGGCACGGCAATAGAGCTGCCCGAAACCGAGAGCGCGGCCAGAACCGAAACGGTGAATCTATGGGACTGAGTATGGAAAAAATCACCACGTTTATCGCCTACTGGCTGGCCGTGGGGCTGGCGTATGTCGGGGCAATGTCCCCCGAAAAAATGGCGCTTTACGTGGGTGGCGGATGCGCCATTTTTACCGCGCTGACGAACTACTGGTTTAAGCGCAAGACCTACCTCTATCTGACATCGCTCGGACTCGATAAAGGGGCTATTCGTGAAATCAATCGTTAAAAAATGCAGTGTGGCCGCCGTGCTGGCGCTGGCAGCACTGATGCCTGACTTTCGTCTGCTTAACACCTCGCCGGAGGGGCTGGCGCTGATTGCCGACCTCGAAGGTTGTCGCCTGACGCCTTACCAGTGCAGCGCGGGAGTGTGGACGTCGGGCATCGGCCGCACTGCAGGCGTCGTGCCGAAAGGAGAAATCACCGAGCGACAGGCGGCGGAGAACCTCGTCGCGGATGTGCTGAACGTCGAGAAACGTCTGGGCGCATGCGCGCCGGTGAAAATGCCGCAGCACGTTTACGATGCGCTGGTCAGCTTCTCTTTCAATGTGGGAACCGGCGCGGCCTGCCGGTCGACGCTGGTCTCGTTTATTAAGCGCCAGCAATGGCCGCAGGCGTGCGACCAGCTCACCCGCTGGGTTTATGTGAATGGCGAAATTAACAAGGGGCTGGAAAACCGCCGCGCGCGCGAGCGTGCTTACTGCCTCAGGGGGATTCGATGAAAGTGGTGTTGTTTTTACTGGCCGCGCTGATGGCGATTGTGCTCTGGCAGCGTCATGAAAACGGCAACCTGTCCCGCTCTTTTGAACGGGCGAACAGGGTCGCAACCGAACAAAAAACCGCGATCGGAATGCTGAAAAATCAGCTTTCCGTTTCGCAGAAAATTGCCAGGCGAAATGAAACCGCGCAGGTCAGTTTACGCGGCGAACTGCTGGCCGCCGGTGCGATGGCCGTGCGGCGTGAAGAAACCATTACGAGGCTGATAAATGAAAATGAAACCTTACGCCGCTGGTATAGCGCTGAGCTGCCTGATGTTGTGCGTCGGCTGCACACCCGCGCCGCCTGCGCCTCCGCCGGTCATTGTTTACAGCGCCTGCCCGAAGGTGAGCTGGTGCCCGATGCCGGAAAGCGACCCGGCCACTAATGGCGACCTGAGCGCAGATATACGCAGGCTTGAGCACGCGCTCGCCGCCTGCGCGCTGCAGATCGAAACCGTCAAAGACTGTCAGGATAAACTCGATGAAGAAAGCACGCAGCCTGCGCGAAACGCTGATTAAAGCCGTTCCGCAACTGGAAACTAACCCCGAAATGATGCGCATCTTTGCCGATGAGGGCAATATCGATGCGCGTCTCGCGGCCTCGCTGTCGCATGAGAAAATTTATACCCTGAATGTGATCGTGTGTGACTTTGTGGGCGACCCTGACCTGATTTTCGTGCCGGTGGCCGCATGGCTCAGGGAAAACCAGCCGGATATCTGCACGCTCGATGACGGCCGCAAAAAGGGCTACTGTTTCCAGATGGATTTGAACGACGGGGACAGCGTCGACATTAGTATCAGCCTGCAGCTCACCGAGCGTACCCTCATCAAAGAGGAAAACGGCGCGCTGCACGTGAGCTATGCCCCTGAGCCGCCGCTGCCGGAGCCCGTCACCCGGCCAAAGGAGCTCTATATCAACGGCGAACTGGTGAGCAAATGGGATGAGTGAATTTAAGCCCTTTGACGACAGGCTCAATGGTCTGATTGCTGCCCTGTCACCGGCATCGCGACGGAAGCTGGCCGGGGAGATTGCAAAGGAGCTGCGCAAGGCGCAACAGCAACGCATCAAACAGCAAAAAGCCCCGGACGGCTCACCATATCAGGCGCGAAAGCGTCAGCCTCTCAGGGCTAAGACCGGGCGGATTAAACGGGCGATGTTCCAGAAGCTCCGCACAAGCCGCTACATGAAAGCCACTGGCCGTGAAAACAGCGCGGTGGTGGAATTTACAGGCAAAGTGCAGCGCATCGCACGAGTTCATCAGTACGGGCTTAGAGACCGGCCAAACCCACATAGCAGCGAGTTGCAGTATCCCAAGCGAGTATTGGCTGGCTTTAATGGTGAAGATGAGCGCCTTTTGATAAAAATACTTACTAAGAATATTAGTTGCGATTCTAGGAAGTAGCGATTCTCTCTCATACACAGGAGTATCAAGTGCAAGGCGAAGTTATCTATTTTAATGTATTCTTGAGATTTGCATGATGTGAGTTATTTTGCTGCCTTTAGTTACTATGAAATTCATTCTATTGAATATTCTAAAGAAGTAGTCCATAGTATTTGAAATTTGATGGGTTAATAGTGTGAGGATTGGTGTATGTCATTTTGGAATGATACCTATCAGCGTGAGGCTGATTCAATAAGTAGCTATATAACTAATTTGCTTGGGCGAGAGGATTCATATCCTAATGATTTAGATACTCTTACAGACTCCGAACTCCCTGACGCAATAATTGTACTTGCTTGGAGTTACTTTGAAAAAGCGTACATTAATAGGCGTGATTGGCTTAACAAATACACTCAATTTAACCAAAGGCACTTGGAAGATAGAGCAAGGCCTAGTTTGGATGAGCTTAAATCAAATAAACTTGTTTTTTTAAGTAATTTGCTGCGTGTGGTATATGAATACTATTTTTGGACCCAAGGCTCGTTCCGTACTCCATCTTTTATTTCCACTCGCATACTTGAGCGATTGGATAAGATTACCCCCATTTCAGAGTATCATGCGCAATTTATTTGGATTGAACGTTCACTTCCTTCGGCTATGACTATGGATATGCTAACTTCTGAGCAATTTGATACGATGAGGAAGATGGCTAATGATGTGAATGGATATGAAAAGAAGTTTAATGATCAAATTAATAAGGGTATTGAGTTGGGGGAAGGAAAGATTTTAGATTATGAGAGTAAAATAAGCTCCCTGATAATTAGAGCTGGTGAAGCTCAAAAAAGTTTAGAGGAATATGACAAAAAGCTTGCGGAGTACAAGAATAACTATAATTTTGTGTTGCTAAGCAAGGCTTTTGCTAATCTTCTTAATACTAAGAAGGCAGAGTTGGAAAGTGCGTCTAAAATCACAGTGTTTTTTATTTCGATTTTGGTGTTAATACCTTTGGTGGCATTGGTGAATCATATTTTTGGTTGGTATGCTGTAAATATTGACATCAATGCTATCGCATATTACCTTCCTTTGCTTTCTCTTGAATTACTTATTTTTTATTTCATGAGGTTGTATTATTTAGAGGAAAGGACTATAAAAACACAAATGCTTCAGATTGAGCAGAGATTAAGTCTGTGCGAGTTTATACATGATTATGTAGAGAGGAAAAATAAAGCGGGATTCGATAAGGAATCGTGGGTTTTGTTTGAGAAGCTTATTTTTAGCCCCATTCAGTTATCCTCTGAAAATATTCCTTCACTTTTGGATGGTGCAACAACAGTCGCGGAATTGGCAGGGAAGATTCTACCCAAAGATGGCAAGTAG